CCTACCCCTTAGCCTTGCAGTTACCATTAACTTAGAGAGTTCATCCACATTCTTCGTAACCCCCAGAAGTGCTGCCCTGTTGGCAGTCTGCATTAAATCAAAATCGGAAACCATACCCTGTGATGCTCTTCTAAAGGATTCCAAAGCCTCCTCCATACTCCCAAAGTTTCTCTCAAAACCTAAAGACAAACTCTCTATTTTACCTGCCCTAGAAGCCATTGACATGATTGCAGCAGTTGCACCACCAATCGCAGCAGTAGTAGCAGCAACAGCGGCTGCAATCTTATTAAAGCCAACCTTCATTTTGCTTGAAACACTATCTGTATTGGTCTGTAGTTTTTTTAGTCCACCAGAGGCTTTGTCGTCTAATTGGACTTCTATAATTGCTTTCTTAGTTGCCTGTCCTATCATTGTCTTTTATTCTTTATGTTATTTCTTAACTCGGCTCTCGCCATTTCCTTTCCTTGTCTTTCTAAATCAGCCATGCTTACTTCTAACAACACCTTAATCCAATCCATGTCTTCGTTTAATACTTCACTTGGCAACTTATGATACTTCTGACATAATCTTTCTATCACAAGTTCAAATGGTATATCACTTTTATCGTACAAGACGGCTTCCCTTATTCTCTCTAGGACTTCTTCTATTTTACCTGAGTAAAAAAATCCGTAACCCCACTCAGTACCCTCTCTTGTACTTTGTCGTAATCCTCCATTTCCAAATTGTCTAAGAACTCACCATTCACCTCAATCTTCCCATCGTCAATCTGTAAGCATAATAACTCAAATAGCATTGGTATGTTGGCAAGGAAAACTGTCATGTTCTTTGCGTCTTTCTTGTTGTCTAAGTTCATTTGTCCATACACCATACCTTGAATTACTCTGTATTCCTTCCCCTTAAACTTGGTAATAAAGTAGTAGGTGTGTTCCCCTATCTTTACCTCCTCACATTCTCTACCCTTAATTTCCATAATAATCCATACTTAATTTATGATACAGTTGCTTTCATTAATCCATTTGTTCTGTCTGCATAGTTTGCTGTAAACCCAAATGTCTCTGTTACTATTCCGTCTAAATCGGTACTTCTATTCCAACCCTTAAATAGTACACTCGGAAACTGGATTACCCATGTTTTTGCTCCATTGCTAAGTGTTATCTGGAATGCTTTGGCTGTGTCTGTTAATGCGAAATCTCGGTATGTTGAAGAATCATAGGTTAAGGTTATATCTCCTGTTACATTCATTCTTCCATTTTGAATATCATCTGGCTCGGTTGAACCGTTCACCCAGTCTATACTTAGATTCTTCTCTATGTTTAACTGGAAGTTCTTAACCTTCATTGCTGTTGCCGAAGACAACCCTGCATAGTTAGTAGCATACCCAAAGGTTACATTGTCTGGTGTAAATAGTTTCGCAGTTGTACTATAACTTGGTGTCAATGTTGCTGCTGTTTCTTTCTTGGCTATAAACTCCATTGAAAGGTTTACATAGTCATCAGTATTACAAGAAATCGTACAAGTGTTTAACATACCCAACGCATAGGTATTATCCCCTTCAACTGGGTCTGCTGTTGCTATTGTAAACGAGTTGTGTAAGTTATCATTTAGAATTGTATATGTACCAGCTGTATCAGCCTGTCCAAATATCATTCTGTTAAGAGGTGTTAGAAAACTATCGTACAACTTCATTGTAACTGTACCCTGAGAATATTCTTTAGCAACATTCTCGGTGTTTACACCCTCTATTCTACCCATTCCTGAGTTGTCTGGTATTAATTCAACCTGAGGAATGAACCCCTGTCCTGTGTGTGGATACCACTCGCCAGTACTTGGATCTACCTTAGTACCTCTAGTTGCCTCCACTTTGAAAGCAATCTCTTGTCTTGCTCCTATATGTTCGTTTGCCATTACTTTAAGTTATTTAATTTAATTATTTCTTCCTCAGTTAAGACTTTTCCTACACTAGGTACAAAAGCCACAACCTCTTTCTTCTCCTCCTTTTTAGCTTTATTATCCACGGTTAATTACTTCCTTAAAAATTAATGTTATTGTCCTCTTGTAAAGATTCAAGTTTTCATCAAAGTCGTCCACATAACTGGGACTGTATGTCCAGTCTACACCAAGAGTTGTTAATGTAGACAAGTCAAACAAATCAGTTTTAACATAATCCCATGCTTCCCTTAACCTAAGCATTGCTTCCTCAACTTTTTCTTCTTCCGTTTGTTTATCTATTGTACCATAATTGACACATATACTTACAGAGATATTCGTGTTGAACTCTAAAGTCCTATTAGTAGCACTATTTCCCTCGCCTGAATCATCTAATATAACTACGAAAGGATATCCATCGTCTTGAAGCCAGTTAGGATATGTGTATACTCCCTTAAACTTCGTTGTACCAGTACCGTCTGTGGATGTCCACGACATGTTAGTAAAATAAGTTTTAAGATTACTCATTACTGTTGTTATGTTCATTTTGTGTAAGCGTCAAGTAAATATTTTATTCTCTCTGGCATTAAGTCTTTATTAAGCCTTTCTTCTATCTTAGTAATTTGTTTTTCACCCCCTCGTCTGTACTTCTCAGTTCCCCTTTGTGCTATTTTTCTGGCTATTAGATATCCTGCTCCCTTATCCATACCATGTAACATTGCCCATCTTTCCAAAGGTTCTACTGGAGGAAACCTTCCAGGCTTTCTTCCATACTCTAAAACAATATCGCCATAACTATTACTTCTAATCTCCACCTTGTTGTCTGTTGCTACTCCCATTACACTACCCTCTAATTCTCCTGTTGTTCTATGCTCTGACATTTCTTGTATGACTTCTTTAACAAGTTCATTCTTAATGATTATCATTGATTGTTTCTTGGCTCTGTCTCTTTCTGGCTGATTTCTTACCCAGTCTGTTACTTCTTTCATGTTAAGATTCATAGTAAAAGCCATTAAATCTGTCTCCTTAAAATTAAATGATAAGCATTAAACAACTGATTAAACTTTGGTGTATTAGTAACTATGTATGTACCACCATTCCATACAACCTTGTCTGATTTCTTAAAAGCACTTGCATTGGTATATCTTCCATCTACATTCGCAACATACTCTCCTGCTTCCTGTCCTAAAATAGCAATAGTGTCCTCGCCTCTTCTGATAATGTACATGTTAATTGTGAAATCTGCTGTTGCTGGATACGAGGAAGTCTTAGTAGTATCACTATCGTCTATGTGATACACACTTGCTAATCTTTCATTCTCTTTGTATAAACTCATTATACTGACACACTAAAACTTATATTTCCTTTATTACTTACCATGTTAAATATCTCCATTGCTCTTAACTTCAACTCGGTAGGACTACTTAACTTTAGAGAAGTCCCACTTCCATAACTAACCGACATACCCTCTTCACTCTTACTTACCACTAAATTAGCACTATTATCTGCATTGATTATTCCTTTTGTTACCTGATACTCTGCTAAAGCCCAAAAGACTATTCCTAAATTAGCATTTACAGGATGATTCAAGTCCTTGTTTTCCTTAACAACCCCGTTAAACTTGTTGTATCTGGCTTTATATCTAAACTCGTAAGTCCCTGCTGTTATGAAGTCTGTATCTAAGAATAAAATCCTTTTACCCCCATCCGTTTGCCAGTATATATTCTCGTAATCTAACCCTAATTCAGTATCAAGAATCGTAACAATATCGTAACTTAAATCCTTATATCCTGCTGTTATATCAGTAGCAGTAATAGTTACATCTTCAACGACAATGTTATTAAGAACTTCACTTGCCTTGTCAATTCCTAAGTCTAGGAAAGCGAGAGATTCCAAGTCTGGTAGAAAGTAATCTCCATCATAATCTCCTGTGGTGTCCCCTATAAACTGTCTAAACATTTTGTATATATCAGCAGCCATTGTTTTAAGTTATTAATTTATTTATCTAGTTTAGTAACCTTTCCTTCTTCAAACTTCTTAGTACCTTCCTCTGCTATGATTCTCTTAGTACCAAGTTTTTCAAGTTTTCTAGCATAGGATTCGTAAGTCATATAGGTTTTACCAGTCTTTTTATCCTGCACTAAATAGGCTTTTTGTTCTCTACCTTGCCTGTCTTTCATTAATTAGACCAATCAATTTAGTCTTAGCGAACTTCTTTTCGGTGTCACTTAATTTTACACCTTCTTGGGTAGCAATTCCAATTATTTGCTCCTTTGTCATTTCTGGCTTTATCACTTCTTTAGTTTCTACACTCTTTTCTACTATCTTATCATGAATATTTGTCAAACCACTTGCTCTCTTAATCTCAGCCATGCTTATTGGTGGCTTTGGACTTTGTATTGGGGTCTGCACAGGATGTTGTGCTAAATACTCCTCATCAGTAACTACATTAGGAAACTTCTTGAGTATCTCACTTCTAAGTCTTTGAGTTTCCATATCAGTCATAAGAACCCCTGTTGTTATTCCATTCATTAGTTCGCTTGAAATAGACAACACCTCTCTGGCTTGTCTAAAGCCAGATTCCTCTAGCCTTGCTGGTAGATCAACTACTCTCCCTTCTTGATTGACTATAAACATATTAAGTAACTACTAAATTTATATAATTTTCCAACTCCCCAATTATCTTAGTCCAATTAAACTTATTATACACCTCTTCACTTCCTTTTTTAGCCAATACTCTAACTTCCTTCTCATGCTCGTAAACATACCTCATTTGTTTCTTAACTCCTTCTAAACTTGGCATTATCATGTATCCAGGATATCTTGGTGAAGCATTTATATATCCATCAATACCACAATCAAAATATCCCACCCCCCATTGTTCTTCCATTGCCATTGCTTTGGGCATAATTACTGGAATACCCTGTGCAACACATTCCATACTTGGCAAAAACCAACCTTCGCCTCTTACAGGAAATACTCCACAGTCTGCCCTTTCTAATAATTCTACCATTGCTTCGTCTGATATATGTCCTAGCACCTCTTCTACATTACTAAATGGTAAAACCCCATTGGGATTGTTTACAGGAGACAAGTAATCAGCATTGTCTCTTTCTCTTGCTTTAAGAATTAGTTTTACTGGTTCAGACCCGTCAAACTCCTCTAAGAAAGCCCCAAGCACGATTTCCCATCCCTTTCTCCATTCGTAGGCATTGTAATGTAAGAAAGTAAACACCCCATCATCTCTTCTCGGTTTATATTGCCATCTGTCGTCTATACCGTGCCACCATACCTTAGACTCTATACCATCTCTTGAAAGTACCCATTGAGTAAACTTTGTAGCAGTTAGTACCAAGTCTATCCTGGCTTCCTTAATCGCTTTAAGATACACTTCGGGATATCTGCTAGACTCCCATACTGTGTAATATATCAAAGGTGTGTTGGGAAACTTCTTTCTTGCTTGAACTGCTCTGTCTGGAATACCGTAAGTAAAACAAACTTCTGGATTACTATCTACTAACTCGTGTCCTGCTTTGATAAGTCCATTTTTAATACCTGCCGACAAGATACTGAAGCCACCGTTTTTAGATTCAGTTGTGTCGTAGTATATTCTCATTATCTTACAACTATTTTATATACATCAGGAGCATTCTCTGCTTCCTGCCAAGTATCAAAAACTTTAACAGTACCATCACATTGCATGAACCCAATACTTCTAAGAAAAGGAAACTGAGACTTATGTACAAACCATCTTTCACCAGGATAGCACTCTCTACTTCTACCATCCTTACAAATGGCTATGAACCGTTTAACTCTATCTGGGTCTGGTGTAACCCAAATATATTCCTTTCTTAAATCAATATCCATACTGAAAGGGAGAAGTTACCCTCTCCCCTCTGTGTATGACTATTAGACTAATACATCAAATAGCAATGCACTTCTTACTACACCAACTCCATAGATAGAGTCAACAGAAACTGTCATACCTCTTTCAGTCTGAGAGTATCCTACAATACTTCTCATAGAGTATACAAGATTTCCATTATCATCTTCTTTGTTCATTGGTTGTATCTGAACTCCTGTTCCATATCCTGCTGGAAGTCCACTTGTACTCATGTCAACAAACGCAATACCCATAGCTTCTCTCTGGAAGGCAAGACAATGCTCACCTGCTGGAGAACCTGCTACTGCTGGGATTAAGTTTGATTTGAATACCTGGAACCCACCAAGATTTCCTATGAATCCATTTCTAAGCATAGATTGATCTCCACCCATAATGGAGTATTGAGTCAATTGTGCTAAGTTCCATAAGTCATAGTATCCCTCTGGTCCAACTACTAAGTATGAAGGCTCATTGCCTCTCCACTTTGCTTCCATTGCATCCTTTTGTAAAGTCCCTAGTAAAGCCATGTCAAGTCCTGCTGTTGCAGTACCCTTTGTTGCCCCTGCACTTGCATACAGAGCAATTACTGAGTTCTCAATCGCTTCTGCAAGAGTTGAACCTGCGTCTACTAGATACCCCTCTATTGTGGATGGGTCAAACAAACCACCATAATCCTCAACTAAGAAGTCAACCGTTTTGTGAGTAGTTATAGCAATGTCTGCTTTAGTAGTTGCTGCCTGTTGATAAGATGCAGCCGTTCCTGGAGTCTTTGGAGTAGCACTACT